CTTTGTTGCATCAACAACCTGTAAAACGTCTTCATAGATTTTCTGCACTGGCTTGCCTGGCTCCTCAATGGTGCCAACGAGTTGCCGCACGACACGATAGGAGACGCCCGCCGCGTTATCCAGTGCAGCAAGCTGGCCACTGAAGGCGTTTTCCCATCCCTTGGCGGCAGCGGCGGCACGTTGCTGATTCGATGCCGTCTGCTGTTGAGCTGCTTGGGACTGCCGTTCAAGGCCAAGGATTAGGCCCATGCTTTGCAGCCTGTCACGCTCTGCCTTCTCCTGCTCCTTGCTGAGTTGAATTGATTGCTCTTGTAATTTGATCTGCTTTTGAATTTCAGCTTTCTGCGCAGGCAGCAGGTTTGGGTCTAACACTTTGCCGCGAAGGTCAAGCATCCGCTGCTCTTGGCTCAAAACGCCTTGGCGAGCGGATCGCACAGCGCCTTCCTGCTCCAGCATCTGAGCCCGTTGCTTCAGCTCAAGGATTTTGCGCTCAATCTCAAAGCGCTCAGCGGTGGCCTTGATCGCCGCATCCATTGCGCGGTATTCAATCGCCTCTCCATCGCGCTTGATGCGTGCAATCTCTCGCTCTTTGGCTTGGATTTGATCAACAGATGCTCCGCGATCACGCAGGATCTGAAGCTCCTGCTCTGCGGTGGATAGCGCTTTGCTATTCCGCGACCGATCAACATCAAAACCGGACTGCACAAGCGCCGCCTGGGCACTGGCGAGGCCTGAGTAGGCGTCTGCGATCTGCTGGACGATACGCAGCCGACCGCTCTCTAGGCCCTTCTGCCGATCCGTGAGCGATGCGCTTGCCTGTTGTGTCTCAAGCTTGAGTTTCTCGGTCTCAAGCTTTTCCTTGGCGGAGGCGACAAGATCCCTTGCTACGCGCAGTTCGGTCTTTGTAGCCTTTATAATGGCTTCTTTATTGTTTACTTCGGCTTGGCGCAACCTCTGAGCTGTTTTCTCAAGCGCTTGTATATTTTCTTTTCTCAAGTCCGCGCTTTCACTCATGCTTGTCGCTGTTAATGGATCAAGCGCTTGCGCTGCCAGCTCTTTTCTGCGCTGAATTTGCTTCTCTTCGTCTTTAATTCGTTCCTTGTTTAAGGTAATCTGCCGCTGAATCTGATCACCTTCCGCCTCAAGTTTTCTTTTTTCTGAAGTACGGTCAAACTGTGACTGTATATCAGAAATACGCTTGTTGATTTTGTTGCGCTCGTCTGTTGCGTTACCTGGCAGGTTGAGTTTTTGCCGGTTGAGCTTGTCAATCTCATTTAAGCCGTTTTCATATTGCCTCACAAATTCTTTCGACGATTTTGACAGCGCTTCAAACTGCTGGCTTCCTGTCCCCTTTTCTGCTGCAATTAATTCATCACGCACGGATCTAAAGGCGTCAATCCGTGCCTGCAGCGCGGCACGCTCTGGGCTCATATTGCCAAGCTTGCCGGCCTTCTCCTCAAGCGCCCGGATCTGAGCATCAAACCGTTGGATGTCAAGCTTGATCTCAAGCGGCGCCTGAAGCTGCTGTAAGTCAAGCTGTAGGTTGTCTAGCTTTTTCTGGGCTTCCGTTGTGTCAAGGTTGAGTTCTTTCCGTTTCTGGATCTCTTCCTGTAGGAGCTTGATTTCATCCCTAAGTTCTTCTGTTTTGCCCGATAGATCTTCTGTCTCTTCGCCTGCAACCCTGACGAGGCTTCCCACGGCTGCATAGGCAGCAGTCGCGGCAGTCGCGGCAACAGCAAGCTGCACCAGGCCCTTGGGGGTAAGCGCGGTCAGGACGGTTTGCAGTGCAATCGAGCCCTTGAGCCGGGTATTCCAGAGCGCTTGCGCAGCATTAAGCAGTCCTACCGCGCCCGCTATTCCTCGGAAAACAGCCACCCCAACAGCGAGGCCCACCGTGGTTTGGATCAGCGCCTTTGTGGTCTTATCTGTCTCCCGGAAGCCACTGGCCGCATATCCAATGCCCGCCGCGAGGCCTAGAACGATCGACGTGCCGGCCGCAATACCCCCAAACGACGCAACCGTGGCTGTGACGGCAGTGCGCAAAGTGGCGTAGCCTCCGATTTGAGCCACGACCACATTCAGTGCGCCGATCCCAACAGCGGCGGCGGCGGATGCCAGCCCAAGGCCGATGATCGCTCCACCAGCCGCCTTCACTGGCGCCGGCAGCCCAGACACAACCCCTGCGGCAGCATTTGCGACCCCCACCAGCGGCCGAAGGCCAGACGCGATCACGCCGCCAACGGAGGTGCCCAGGGAATCCATGGTGCCCTGGAGTTGCTGAAGCTCCAGCCCCATGCCGGCCATGGCGGTGCGAGCGGTATCGGTGGCGCCAGCGCTGTTCTTGATGTCGCCAAACAATTTGTTGATCGCCGCGTCAGACTGGTTGAGGATCGCCAGGAACTTCGATCCGGCTTCATCGCCAAATAGGACGTTTGCAAGCTGAACCTGATCCGCCTGGTTCAGCTTTTCCAGGCCACCTTTGAGCTTGATCAACACCTGATCAAGTGGCAGGAGCTTCCCATTGGTGTCCACCACCGTGGCCCCCAGCTTCCGCATCACCCCGGTCAGTCGCTCCTGCCCCCGCATCAGACCCATCACCTCAGGCGATGCCCCGCCAGCAGCCTGCTGGAGCTTTTGGAGGCCTGTCCGTAGGCCCGTGCCGGCCACAGAGCCCTGAATACCCGCATTGGCCATCAAGCCAGCGGCGGCGGCCACCTCCTCTAAGGAGACGCCCAAGGCCTTGGCGATGGGGGCGGTGTACTCAAACGTATATCCCAATCCTTCGATGCTGGCGTTGCTGCTGTTTGCGGTGTTCACCAACACGTCAACCACGCGGCTGGTTTCCTCCACCTCCAGCCCGAACCCGCGCAGGGTGTTGCCAACGATGTCGCCGAAGCTGGCGAAGCTTGTGCCCGTGGCCTCTGCGCCCTTCACCACCCCTGGAAGGGCGGCCTCAACCTCCTTGATTGAAAAGCCAGCCCTGACAAGGCTTGTGGCCAGTTCAGCCACCTGTTTCGTGGTGCCGGCCGCCTCAATGCCCACCTTGTCCACTACGGCTGCCAGGCGCTCGTAACCGCCCTGCTCACCAGCGGCAGCGGCGGCAAGACGCAGCTCCCCATCAAGCTCTAGGAAGCCCCCCACCAGCCCCTTGACACTGGATAACGCAGTGCCCACGGCGTCGGTCAGGCGCGATGTCAGGGAGACCGCAACGCCCGTGATCGCGGATTCGAGCAGGTTGAAGCTTTGGCCGGCCTGATTCCCGGTTTCGACGACGGCAGAGCGGAAAAGGTCGACAGCTTTTCGAGCTTCCGCGAATTTGGCATTGGCTTTACTCAGGGCATCAAGATCTTGCGGCGACAGGAATTGGCCCTGGCTATTCTTAAAGCGCAGGTCGGTCTTGCTGAATTTTGCGCCAACATCTTTGGCTGCTTTTTCCGCCTGATTCGCTAGATCGTCAAAGGCTTTTTGTGCCTTTGGACTGAGAGCTTTATAGAATTCATCGCCAGCCTTTCCGCCTGCTGCAGCGAGGGCACGAGCAATCTCGGCCTGCTCTTCGAGCATCAGCCTAAGCGAAACTTCAAGCGCCTCTGAACCTGCCACCCTTGCCGTGCTACTGGTTCAGTTTTCCCGGCTGGGTGGGCATCAGATACGGCAGATGTGCAAGGTGCCACCGCAGGAGATGTTGGCTGCAGCCTTGAGGGCGCGGGCTTCTTCCAGGGGGATGCCTTCGGGGCGGATAAAGGTGAAGCGAGGGGTCTGACCCGGTTCGCCCGGCTTAATCCAGGTGGGGGTGTGGCCTTGAGCGGAGACGACGAACAACTCTGTTTTGATGCGCAGACTTCGGCGTGCCATTCGCAACAGTTCCGCCGCCGCTGCTCTCCCTCCGCGACCAACCTCCACACAAGCTTGAGCTTGCACAACTTGAGCCCCATGCTCCTCGCCATTTGGCAGGCGAAGAGACATTTGCCAGCAAACCAGGCCGTCGTTGATGTTTTTGCGACAGGTAAATCTTGGGCTCACTTTGATGGTTGCAATGGGATGGTTGCCGTTGATGGTGCGGGCGGGCATGGGTTAATCGGGGGTCAGCATGGTGACAGAGCAGGCAATCGCTAGGGCACCCATAAGAGATGGCCTAGGGTCAATCTTTAGGCCTTCATGAAAGAACGCGCAAAGGCCCATAGTTACTATAAAAAATGCAGAAACGTGTCTCATGGGATGGGATGGGATGGGATGGATGGTTGCCGGGCTTACGAGGCCCGGCGGGGGTCAGAGGAGTGGCGCTTGTGGCTTTGCTTGTAATCCGCTTTCGTAGCCATCCCTCCAGTCCGAAGACTGGGAGCAGATGTAGCGGTCAGAGCAACGGCGCTTGCCCTTGTAGCCACGCTCTAGACCACGCTTGTATTCATCGTGATAGCGCTCATCGAATTCAACTTCAAAATCAGCAAGCGATTGATTTATGGCATAGCCACCAAATGCTTCGCCACCGGAAAACAACCTTAAAGTCTTATCTGCAATCATGACACCCCTGTAGGTTCCGTCTTTTGGTAACCCACTGTTGTCAACAGATCGAAGGGCGTACCTGGTCCTAGCGTCGGCTCCAGGCATGTCATAGGGCTCATAGCCACTTTGCCAAAGCCCTTGATAAATCCAAACCCGAAACGAATCAAACATTGTCGGAGATCCAGTCGAGAAGATCAAAAACGGTCATGGTGTTAATCATTTCAACAGAGGCGCCCATTTTGAGCGCTTTGAATCTGATAGCCATATCGGCTGCGTTGCGTTGGCCGATGCGTGCTGCGAGGACCTTGGAGTTCATGACTGGCTTGCAAGCGGTGGAACCTCTCGGCTCCGATATCCAAATGGTAGCGCACGGCGTTAGGGGTGGGAGGGGTCACGCCAGCCCCTTCACAAAACGTCGCACTTCGCCAGTGCACGCTTTTTGGCCTTGGCCTTCCTCACTCGCCGTGCCTTTACAGCTCTTCCCTCTGGAGTGAGCTTCTCCCGGCAACGCGAGCACCAAGGGTCGTACTTGCCGCTGCTGTTGGCCCCGCAAGCAGCGCAGACGAAGGGCTTCCAGGGTGTGCCGGCCTTTTGGCGGGCTGCCCAGTCGCGCTGACGCTGTGCTCCTGTGGGGTCGGGCATTAGCGGAGGTCCAAGGCCTCAAAAGCACAATGTCTCGCAAGGCTTGCGTCACGGAAAGTCATGACAGGCCCCCAGGCGACAAGGCACTCTTCTTGCGTGTATTCCTTGCCGTCAAGATTGCACCAAAATACACCATTGAACGGCTGAATAGTTAGCGACAGATTTTCCCGGTTGAAATTGGATACTTGCCTCAACACAGGATAGAAGCCGGGTTCTTCTGGGATGTCGGCGGAATGCACCTTCCAGTGCAAGGTGCATGTTGTGATGGGCACGGGGCTAGGGATGGGGCGGGGTGGATGGGGTCAGATGGCGGGGTTTGCCCACGGTTGCGGCTTGAGGCTTGCCGGCAGATAGAGCGGGTGTCCCGGGTGGCCGTTTTTCGTGAGTCTTAGGTAGTGCAGGCTCGGCAACAGCAGCCTTGCGGCACGGTCGCGCCCCTGATGGGTGCCATTGGCTCCCCATGCAGCCACCACAACGCCAGCATTTCGCGCCAGCTCTTGTAAAGTGCTGTCGTTATCAGGCCCGCACGGATCGGGCGCTTTTTTCATGACGGCTGGCTTGGTGGCCCGGTACGCAAACAGATTCGCCATGCACAGCGCCTCATAACCCCATGCACGCGCAAACCCAATGCAGCGCCTGATTGTTGGGTCGTCGTTTAGCTCGTCAGCAGTGCTGGGGTTTAACCCGACAAACATGGCGTAGGAGCCAGGCCCCCAGCGGCGCCAGAGGGTATAGCGGTACGTGCGGCATGGGCTGAAGGTCGCAATTCGCGCCATTGTTTCAGCCATGGTGTTGCCAAGTAAATCCGTCAATGGCAGGGCGTGGGCGGAATCATCCATGGGACTGGGGACGGTGGGGTGTGCAGATCAGGCAGGGATGAACCAGTGATGAAGATCGGGGAACCTCTCGTTGAGGATCGCCACCTTGGCGGCGGGGTCTTCAACTGGATCGGTGCCGCCCCCCTCCTTGCCGGTCAGGGTGCTGCGCCAGTGGATGTAGCCGTAGGCCGGGGTGCGTGGGCCTGGGTTGGTCATGGCTGGGGATGCGGTGGGGTGGTTGCCGGGATGGGCTCCGGCGGGCCATGGAGGTCAGCGAATGTGATAGTTGCCGTTGGCCCAACTGATCAGCTCTTGCTCAGTCATGGCACGTTGCGGGGCGCCAGTGCCAAAAGCAAAGAACTGACGGCCTTGGCTGTCGGCCGGGACGGTGGCGACGTTCTTGCGGAGCTTGACTTGATCGAGAGTGGTCAAGGTCATGGCTGGCGTCGGGTGAGTGGTGGAACCTTTCGGCTCCGATATCCAAATGGTAGCGCACAGCGTTAGGGGTGGGATGCAAGGGGCGGCATCTGTTACAAGCTGTCACATTGGGGGGTGGGCATGAAAAAGCCCCCTGTGGAGGGGGCGGGTGGGGTATCAAGCGGCCCAGTGCCCCCAGCACTGCAGGATTTCGTCTGCATCAGCTCGGAAGGAATTGGCGACCTCGCGCATGATCTGACGGGTCAGGACCGTGCCGGCGCGTCGCATGTCCGCCAATTGGTTCATTGTGCGGCCGTGAGCCAGCTTCAGTTCGGCCCGGATCTCCTTGGTCACCTGCTGGCCGGTTTTGCCGCTGTTGCGAGCAGCACAAGTGCGTCCGTAGTGGAGGATGCCGCCGTCGCTTAACTGCATGGCGACCGTGGCCTTTAGGTTGGTACGACCACAGCATTCACAGGTGTTGATTTCGTCAGTGATGTAGAGAGCTTTCATGGTTGACTCATGGGTGGTGGAAGCCCTTGCTTCCGATATCCAAATGGTAGCGCACAGCGTTAGGCCTCACCTCCCACCCCTCAGCCTATTCACAAACTGTTGCAATCGCAGCAAGGCACAAAAAACCCCAGTGCGGACCGGGATCCACGCTGGGGACTGTTCTCGCCCGTGACGCTACCGGCAGATCAAAGGGCTGCGGTCACTGATGTCCAGACCAGCACGGACTGGCTCAGCCCCGTGGTCAGGCCTGGCACGGTGACGTTGTTTGTGTTGCTGCCCGGCAGGAGCTGTTGCAGGCGGTTCAGCACGGCATCCAGGTTGTAGGCGCCCGCGCGGGGGGAGGGCTTGAACTGGCTCACCACCAGCCGGAACGTGGGGTTTTGAGCGCCGCCGCCGTCGTGAGCAGGGACCATGAATGTGGCCATAGGCCCGCGCTTCACCACGATCTCAACCCCGAACTGCTGGGTCGTCTGCTCAATGGTCTCCGTCTCCCACAAGTGTGCCAGGGCGAGCCGTGTGGCGCCGTTCTGGAGCCTGTGCGTGCCGAGGAGGGCGGTGAGGGCGGTGTCGGCGGCGAGGAGGTCGAAGATCGCCAGGGAGGTGGTGGGGAGGGTCATTCGGGGATGTCACTCAGATCCATCATTTCAAGGATGGTGATCAGCTCCTCGCGGCGGTTCTCCCGTGTGTCGGTCATCTCTTCCCTGATCATGTGGGACAGGATCTCCTCAAATGAATAGTGTTCAGGGATCGCCCAGATGTGGCCGTTGTCCCGCAGGAGCTGCTCGTAGACGTCCCTGTTTTCGCGGGTGAGCTTGACGAGTGGGCGGATGATGCTGTTTTTGAGGATTGTGGGTTGGGACATGGGGGTGGGGCGGGTTTGGGTTTGGAGGGTATGGGCAGGGTACATGGGTTAGCGGAATAGCTTGTTCGCAAGAGCGAGCATGTCGCGATGCTCTCTTTCTCCTTGTCTTAATCTTTTTCTAGCCGGCTTTGGCTTGTTTTTAATAGTTGAGTATCTTCGCCCCGTCGTTAATTCTTTTTGCACTTGCGCGGGCGTTTTGTCTGTATCCATCAATTCCTTGTAAAGCGCCAAAGCTCGATCTTTCACCTTAGTGCTTTTAACATTGTAGAAAGCACGGCGAGCCCTACGCTCAAAGTCTTTTGTGGTGAATCCAGGGACTGACGGCTTTGCCCCCTTTGTCACCGGCAACGCCCCCGGCTTCAACCCCTTCGGCTTGGCGACGGTGCCACGGGTGCGGGGGAGGGTGGCTTTGCTGCCTTTGGTGCGGGTGGGGGGCTTGGGGGCGGCCGGCTTGGCGACGGTTGGTTTAGGCAGGTTTTTCCCGCGATTCCGAAGCATGTCAATCCTGTCGAGGGTTTTGTCTCTTTCCTCGGCCCTTCTTGCCCATCTAGCGTTTGCTGTAGTCGTGGCAGCCCTTGATGCTCCTATTCCAAGAGACGCTCTTCGCTTCATAGCCTTTTCAGAATCCTTTTGGTCTTACTTGAGCTTCTTCCTTAGTGTTCTGATCTGATCTGCAACAACTTTCCTTTCTGGAGTAGTGCTTGTCGTTCTGCTGTTTTTGGTCAACGATTTCTTGCTGGTCGCGACTTGCCTTGGCTCAGCCTTTGCCGCCGGCAACGCCTTCTTCGCCCCCTTCAGCGCCTTCCCGCCCTTCCCTCCTGCCACCTTCGGCGTCGCATCCCGCACGATCCCCGCCATGCCTCTCATGGTTCGTGCATCGCTCTGCGCCAGCTCCCTCAGGCCCGCTCGCAGGGTGTCGGCCACCTTCCCGCCCTTGGCCGTGGCACGGACCCTGGCACCCGCTTCCTTGCCCGCCTTGGCGCCGGCTGCCGTGGGTCTCACCTTCTGCCCGGTGATCGACTCGATCTCCCTGATGCGCCTTGCATCGGCCTTGGCCAGTGCTCCCATGGTGGCTCGCAAGGTGCTGGTCATTGAACCGGGGCGTTGAGCTGCGGGAACCCGTGCGGCCTGAGGCTTGAGCACGGTGGTCTTGAGCACGGGCGACTTCTTGCCCTTGGCCACGGTGCCCACCTTCGAGCGGCCTACAGCGGTGCGCTGGGATGCAGCCTTGGCGGCCCGTAGCGCCTTGTTTCCGCGTGTCACGGCGCCTTTCTGCGCTCGCGTGCTCAGGGTGTTGCGGATGGAGGGGTCAGCCTTGTCTTTCGCCGCGAGCTTGGCCCTGGAGCCCTTCAACGAGCTGCGCTTGCTCAAGGTGCCACCCTTCAGCGCCGCTGATTTTCCGCCGCCTGGGGTGGAGGCGAAGCGTCCGTTGCTGTCGCGCGTGTAGGAGCGTTTGCCGCCACCCTTAGCCATGGAATCTCAGTAGTTGCCTGAGTTTTCCCGTTACGGCTTGGCTTGTGGCATCAGGCACTTGTCAGAGTCACACCCGGCCGGGCCAACCTCTGCCAGGCTCTGCCCCCCGTCATGCCGCTGCAGCGCCTCGTAGAAGCTCCCAGGCTGCCGCCGCCCCTCAACCTCACCCTGCAACCGCTCGAAGGTGGCCTTGTCGATCGGTTCAAACGGCAGACGGGGAAAGGTCTCATTGGCGTCAAAGCGGGCGAGCAGGGCGGCGGAGATGTAGCCACGGTCTTTGGCGATGGCGTCGTGAATCGCGGTGGCCAGGGGCTCAATCTCATGCTCCCGAAATTCGATGGTGGCTGAGGTGTTGTGCGTGGTGTAGTGCGTCTGCACTTGCATGTAGAAATCAAACTGTGCAAGGGCTGAGATCTGGCTCAGATCCACCTCATCGGCGCCCGGCAGGTTGGCCCATGGCACCTCCGTGGGGATCTCTACCAGCCATTCCGTGCAGCGGGGATCAAAGGGGTCATCCAGTAGGCGGCCCTGCTCGTCCTTGTCGCTCTGGCTGGGCACGATGGAGAAGCCCTGATCCAGGCACGCCAGGGCCACGGGGTCATCCCTGCGGAAGGTGATGCGGCGGATGAAGCGCTGGGCTTTGGGCGGGTGCCAACCGGGGGAGGCGTTGGTGAGCAGGCTCTTGGTGCCGGCCGGTTGCACGGTGGTGTAGCGGTTGGGCATTTTTAAGCCGTGCTTTGTGCAGTAGTCGTACAGAGCGTTCTTGACGATCTCGCGCCAGAAATGCAGGCGTGCGGCCTCGGCTTCACGGAAGGCATCGCCCTCGCTGGAGTCTGGCCGTCCGGCAACGAACCACTTCAGCCAGTCCACGCCCAGATCCTTGACAAAGAAGTCAAAGAGGCCCGTGAAGCTCACCCCAACGATCGGATCCCATTCGCGGGATTTGCGGAAGCGCTCAACCTCGAAGCGGTGGTGCAGCAGTGCGGCGGCGGAGAGGGTGGCGGCCTTGAAGGCTGAAACCTGCTCAGAGGATGAGTGCGGATCTAATCGGTTGAGGTGAACTTCTGCTAGATTGCAGTGGAAGTCTTGACCGCTAATCTCGCCGCACTGTGCGCTAACTATTCCACAGGTTAAGGTGAATGAGTGGCTGCCAGGAACCGTGCAACAGTAAACCTCTTCCGCAATATGCGAAAAGGTGACCTTGGAAACGACATAAGAATTATCTTTTGTCTTGTAAGCGGTCTTGCGGTCTGCAAAGCTTTTAAGTCTTGCAAACGTGACCATTTTCGCCAGCGCAATCGAACTACCCTGAGGGATTGCAAGCTTGTAGTTGTCTTTTACGGTGTAAACGCCTCCACGTTCGGCGCCAAAATCTCTTTGCCCACCCTTGCGAACCGGGCCAATCTTCCACCTGACACCAAGCTGTGTCAGCAGCAACCCAAGGCCTTCAAGGAACTTCCTAGAGATAGATGTAATTTGATAGGCAAAGCCGTTCGCTGCATCCATGGCCGTGCCATTTGCGTCAAATAAGCCAGCAATAAAATCACATTGGCACTTGCGAGTCCAATTCAAGACTTCAAAGGGGAATTCGTGCTTGTAAACAGAGCACCATGGAAGCATCCAATCACTCTCAGGGTGATTCAGATTGCGCAGGTAGCCTGCATCGGTCAAGCCATAAGAATCCCCAACTACCTTGCCGTTAGCGCGAACCATTTCTTTCATCTTCATCTCTTTTTGGCTTTCAACCAGTCGATCAAGGCAGGCCCGCTTAGATTCGTAAACCTTGCAGGCAGGGATGCCGCTTTCTCGGTTTCGCGTGCCATCGCCAACCAAGAAGCCCTTCAGGTATGCGGCCTTTGCGTGCGCGGTGCCTTCAACCGTGACCACCGCAGGAGCGAGGCGCATTCCCCCACACAGCTCCGTGGCCTTGACTCGCGTGCCATCCTCAAGAATGAATTTGTGAGGCCCGGTAACTGTAAGCACTTGCCCATTATTCAATTCAACATTGTGCACGGGCTGATTTGTTCCCGTTACTCGGAAGCTGTTGATTGTGACCCATTCGCTGCCATCATGAACCTCAACTGTGCGGCCCACAAGCGCCTCAATTGGGAAGTGACCATCTCTAGTTAGGACTATGGTGCCAGCAGCAAAGCACGGGTTAAGCCCATACCTCCCTACCCTGTGCTCAATTTGCTCTCTCGACTCTTGGAAGTCTCCCAGCCTGTCTAAATAGATTTGCCCTTCGAGCTGGCCACGGCAATACGCATTGATGAAGTCTTGCTTCCGCCCGGCCGTGTCCAGCAGGTCCGCGTTAGACCGTGCAACCGCTTCGGGTGCGTACTGGATCGCCCCCTCCCCGCTATGGAATTGCTTCCGCACGCTCGCCAGCACATCCGCCTTGCTGGGCTTGGAGTGAAAGACACGGGTGTGATTGGCCATGCGCAAGGCGTCGCGCTCGGGATCAATGCGCCAGCCCCCCTCGCCGTCTTGCTCCCAGAGGTCGTCCTTCGCGGTGGCTGCGGCCTGGTCCTTGGCGTTGAACTGCCGCATCCCTGCGCTACGGCGGATGTTCCCGGCCACCACCACCAGCGCCGCTTCGTCAATCAGCAGGCAGCATTCCACGGGGGTCAGTTGCCGCCCGTGTGCGCGGTTGAGGATCGCCGCCAGCCGGCCAAAGAGGTCTTGCAACTTGACCGGGTTGGCAACACCGCCGAAGCCCATTAGAGGCTCGCCAGCGGGGCGAACGTGAGAGAGGTCGATTGTGACGCGAATGGGCTCAGCGCCAACGGCTTCATCCGTGCTCAGCTTCAACAGGGTGCGGTAGGCGTCAACCCAGCCATGGCGGGAGTCGCCGACGGTGATCACTGCCGTTGACCTTGGGCGATCCAGAAACTTGCTTGTCAGGCACAGCCGCCTGTCCTGCGAAACGGTGCCAACATCTGTGACCTCCTCGATCACGATCTTGTTTCTGATCTTCGGCAGCCGCTTGATCAGCCACGGCTCAATGACCGCGCCCGTACCACAGCCCATCATCGCCAGATCCATCATCAGGGCGAAGGCCTCCCAGTCGATCAGATTGGTGGAGCTGCAGTTGTAGGCGCCACTGAAGTTCTCAGGGCGCTCGATCCAGTTGGTGCCACCAACCCAAAGCCAGCGGCCAGAGGGCAGCGCCATCTGTTCGAGCTGCATGGTGCGCAGCAGGGCCTGCTCCTGCGTCGTGAGCTTCCCGATGGCCGTCAGACCCCTCAGGTTGCGCTCCACCACCTCGCGCCAGCTCTCGCGACCCATCGACCCCTTACGGCTGTAGGTGCGGTAGAAAACGGCCTCGGCGGCAGGTGCGGACGCGGGAAAGTCGGTGATCTCAGACACGGGCTCGGCGTGAAGTGCAAACCATTGTGGCGGTTGTGGTGCGGCCCCGGCCCCGTGCCGCCACAATGGGCGGGTCTTCCGCGAGCCATCCCATGGAAGCTTCCGCGTCTGATCCGTTTCCCAACTGGCAACCGCCCAGTACAGGGCCAATCGCTCTGACCACAACCCAGCGGTTCGACATCGAGCGAATGAATAGAAGTATTGACGAGGTAGACTGTATCGAAAGTTTACGCAATCTATGCAAACAATTTCTCATGTCTTGGCAACTTCAACGAGCCGCAACGGACTGGGCCATCCGCCAGCAGACCGGCGCACCTCCCCGGTCGTGACCTGCGGCCTCGTGCGGCTGATCGCAGAACCGCATGATGACAGCGGCTGGCAGCCAATTGGCGAGTCGGTCGTTGAAGACGTTCCCCCTGAAAACGTGGAACAAGCCCTGGCGTTACTGACGCTTGAGGGCCATGAACACATCACCCAATGGAAACTGTGACACCAACACCACAAAGACCCAAGGCATTGATTGATCTTAATGTTCCCTATTTTGCACAGCTTGATTCTGTAACTGGCGAAGGCTACAGGATGTGCTTTTCGTCAACCTGTGCCATGGCGGCCGAGTTTCTGCGACCCGGTTGCCTGAAGCGTCCGGGGCGGCAGCCGGATGATGTTTATTTGGAGATCGTTAAGCGGTTTGGCGACACCACAGATGCAGCGGCGCAGATCAGTGCATTGCGCACGCTGAAAATTGCAGCCGTCATGCGATTCGACGGCAGAATTGCCAACCTGGTGGCGCAACTGCGGGCGGGGATCCCGATACCCGTGGGCTGGCTCCATCGCGGCGACGTGTCCTTCCCCTCGGGCAGCGGCCATTTGTCGCTTGTGACGGGTTGGGATGAAGCCCGTGCTCTTTTTCGACATAACGACCCCAACGGGGAGGCGGATCTTGTGCGCGGTGGCTACGTGACCACCGCCATCGGCAGTGGCAAGGGGCAATGGTATTCCGAAAAGAACTGGGGCCGGCGGTGGATGGTTGGCGCGGGCGGAAGGTTTCAACCGGGTACTGGCTGGTGGCTGGAGATTAAAAAGTGAACACATTTGAAGTGGTCAGAGAGGGTCTTGATGCCCTCGTGGAGGCGGTGCCTGCAATGGTGCTGGAGCGCCGCCAGCTTGAGCAGAGCCTGCAGGAGGCTGATGCACGGCTGGAGGCCATGCGTGCGGAGTGCGCGGCGGCGATCGAACACCATGCCGCTCTGCAGCTTGCGCAGGCTGCTGAGGATCGAGAGGCCAGGGATGAGCAGGTGCGCCTACTGGAGCGCGATCGGATTGTGAGGCTGATCGGGGTTCAGCTAGACCGACTGGAGGAGCGCAGTGTCAATGCGCAGGCGCTGAAGGCGCTGAGGAGGATGATTTTGGAGGATGAGACGGCTGAGGGTTTGATGCGGAGGGTGAGCAATGTTTAATCCTGATTTTTATCCCACACCTTCCGAGGTGGCGGCCACCATGCTCGATCCCCTGGATCTCCGGGGGAAGGTGTTGCCTGAGAAGATGGGCAAGAAGAAGCGCCGCCAGCCGGTGGGGCGGGTGAGGAGGGTGGGGGCGTGAGCTACACCCTTCACCTTGGCGACTGTCTGGAGGTTCTCAAGACCCTGCCCGATGCGTCAGTTGATTCCGTGGTGACAGATCCGCCCTATGGATTGTCATTTATGGGGAAGAAATGGGATTACGACGTGCCCACGGTTGAGGTGTGGGCTGAATGCCTGCGGGTGCTGAAGCCTGGGGGTCACCTGCTGGCCTTTGCTGGGACGCGCACGCAACACCGAATGGCTGTGCGAATTGAGGATGCGGGGTTTGAGATCCGCGACATGATCGCCTGGGTCTACGGGTGCCTTGATGAGCAGACTCAGCTCGTCACTCCTAACGGCCCCAGTCCGTACCATAGCGCCAAGGCAGGCGATCCCGTACTCTGCTACAATGTAGAGACAAAGGAATACAACTACCAGCCGATTCAAAATGTCGTCGTCTACGATTACTCAGATACCGCCTACCGTTTGGTCGGAGATCACGGCGAGCAAGTCGTCTCCCGAAACCATCGCTGCCTTGTTGAACGAAGCGGAAGCGAAGTATTCCAGCTTTCCGAGACACTGGAACAGCAAGCGCGTGTACCCGTTCTGGAAGACTTGCCAGCACTGCAGCAAGCCCTTCGCAACGCACACCAAGGAGCAGGCGGTCAGGAACAAGACCTGTGGCAGAGAGTGCGCGGCCGCGATGATCGGCAAGGCCAACAGCGGCCCCATGCCAATCGAGCAGCGCAAGCTCAGCCGGGTGGCGTGCGCAGTCTGCGGCGCCGAAGTGCTCAGAGCCGATTCATGGCTGAAGCGTGTCGCCACGCCGGTCTGCAGCCGGCAATGCAATGGCAAGCTCCGCGGCGAGGAATGGAAGCAGCACGCCAGCAAGGGGCGGAGCAACTGGCGGCCCGAGTCGGAGCAGGCCTTGGCCGAGCGGATGACTGGCGCCACGAATCCGGCATGGAAAGGCGGGTTGACGTATCGCAACCGCAAGGGAGCCTATGCCAATCAGGCGATCCGGTACGTGCGTTGCCCTGTGGATCTGCTGAGCATGGCGCGGAAGGATGGCTACGTGATGGAGCACCGGCTACTGGTGGCTCAGGCGATCGGCCGACCGCTCACCAGGACGGAAGCCGTGCATCACGTCAACCACGACGCGACGGACAACCGGATGGAGAATCTGATGCTGTTTGCGACAAACGGCCAGCACAAGGCGTTCGAGCATGGAGCGGCCATCAAGCCACTGTGGTCAGGGTTGAACCCTTCCATTACACCGGCAAGGTCTGGTGCCTGAAGGTGCCCACGGGCTGTTTCGTCGCTTGGCGCGATGGGATGGCTTTCCCAACTGGGAATAGCGGCTTTCCGAAGTCGCTGGACGTGAGCAAGGCGATTGATAAGGTGGCGGGGGTGGAGCGGGAGGTGGTGGGAGAAGGCCCCAACGCAAGCCGCCGCCCCAACGCGGGAGCAGGGGTCACCATCCATATGCCAAGCGGAGACCCCATCACCGCCCCCGCCACCCCCGAAGCCCAGCAGTGGGCCGGATTTGGCACAGCTCTAAAACCAGCCCTGGAGCCGATCACCATGGCCCGCAAACCCCTGCAAGGCACCGTGGCCGCAAACGTGCTGGCGCATGGCACCGGGGGGCTGAATGTAGATAGGTGCAGAGTGGCGACGGGCGATTCACTTGGCGGGGGTGGAGCCACAACTGCGGTGTCAGAAGGCTGGGATAGGCCGTTCCGCCATGATCCAGTAGCTATTGAATTGCTTAAAAAAACAACCACAGAAAAAATAGCAAAAGCCGAAACACTTGGCCGCTGGCCCGCCAATCTGATCCACGATGGCAGCGATGAGGTGGTTGGGTTGTTTCCGCAGGCCCAAGGGATGCAAAAAGCAATCCTCCGGCGTGGAGCGACGACCGGTCTTGCAATGGGGGCTCATGGCATCTACGGAGAAATGCAGCCAATGAATGCCGAGGCTGGATACGGCGACACTGGCAGCGCCGCTCGCTTTTTCTACACAGCCAAAGCCAGCAAGTCAGACCGCGATAAAGACAACAAACATCCTACGGTTAAGCCCACTGATCTAATGCGCTACCTGTGCCGACTTGTCACCCCTCCAGGTGGCATCGTGCTGGATCCGTTCATGGGCTCGGGCTCAACGGGTAAGGGCGCCCTGCTGGAGGGCTTCGTTTTCATTGGCATTGAGCGAGAGGAGGAGAGCCACGCCACAGCCGAAGCCCGCCTCTCTCGCGTCGCCAGCGCTGGCCACCAGCTGGGCCTAGGGCTGTGAACATCACTCACCTCCGCGACGGCACCCCTGCCCGCGACCGGGCAATCCTAGACACGCTTGAACTACTGGAAGCCGGACTGGTGCCCGGCCGGGCCGCGACCGCTGATCTCATGGCCCGGTGGAGCCGTAGCCAGCCACAAGTCTCCCGCCGCTTGGCCGCCGTCAACCGGCTGGGCATAGTCCGTGTCACCGCTGAGCACGGCCGGTACTACCTGCGCCGATCGGAACACGCTGGGAGTACCCGTCGCCGCACCCGTCGCCGGCTGGACCCCGAGCGGGCTGCCAGGTGGGAGCTGCTCAGGGCCAAGCTCGCGGCGCCCTGTGACGAATTGTCAACAGTCCCACCCCACCCCTCCCACCGCGTCGCCAATGGGTCACGATAGGGGCATGGGCGCGGGAGATGCGCCCGGTAAGCATTCCCAATCACTTGCAATCATGGCTATTTTTTCTTGCTGGAACGGCTCGTGGCATGAGCTGTTTTCTTCTGAAGAAGCAGCAACAGCTAGAGCTAAATCCGTGATCAAAGACTTTCGGGATCAAAATCACCCGGCGGGCTTTACTCCTGCCCTTAATCTGGTTGACGAAGGCTCACCAATTTACTGGCACAAACCTGCGCACACGAAAGAAAAGACCATCGCAGGTGAAGTGCACATGATCCAAGTCGGCTTTGAAGAATCACCCGGATGCACGGCCGGCGATCATTCGCCCGAAGTCGCCGCTGCAGTGGCCGAATGGTGGCGAGCCAGAGACGCAGCATGGAGCGCCGCCCATGCCTGAAACCTCCGCCGCCCGCACCGCCATCTACCGCCAGCGCCTGGCCGGTGAGCTGCCCCCCGTTGAGTGGTTTACCTGTGCCACCGACGGCTGCACCCGGCTTGCATTGCCAGTGGGCAGCTGGGCTTAAGCCTGCCCACCCCATAAGCCACAAAAAAGCCCAGAGCTGTAAAGCCCTGGGCCTGTTTTTTTGGCGCTGGATCAGGTGTTGTCCGCGATGCTGAGCACCGGGCCAATGCTGGTCAGCGTGCCGGAATGGGTCTGCCTGGCGCCACCAGCGCCGCCCTCCTGAAGGCCTGTGATCATGCCATAGCAGATCGTCTTTTTCGTGGTACCAACAGGCCCTTCCCGCAGATACTTGACGGCCAATCCTTCCGACGTGGTAAACATCCGAATCAGCTCAAGGATCTTGTGATCCACGCTTTTGATGATTGTGGAGCCTTCAAATGGGAAGGTGTTGGTATCACTAAGCGCCATGGGGATAGCAGATCCCAGGGTCTCCTGATCATGGGTGATCACCGAATCCGTGTTGGTGGAGGGATTCAGGTTGAGGCTGGTGATGTTCAGCAGGCGAATTGGCTTGCCAGTGCCATCCAGGGGATAGATCCCGGTTGTCACGGTGCCAGCGTTGACGCTTGCGGTGGCGATGTTGGTGCCGGTCAGCGCATAGCTGATGGTATGAGCAGGAGTCGTGGTGACGGCCGTAACAGTGAAGGTTCCATTCAGGCCGGCAAACGGACTGGGCAGGCTGGCCACCCTGATGCGATCACCCACGGCGGCACTGGTAGCAGCGGCAAAGGTCAACTTTGCAACATTGGAGGAAAGCTCAGCATTGGTGACGGTCAGGGTAGAGGGATTGATCTGGATCTCAAAGGCAGATCCAGAGCCAGAATCGTTCACCACGGCATTGCCGGAGATGGCCTTGGTTTTGTCGAGCCAGGAGCTGAGCTGTGCGCCGTTACTTGCTCGTGCGGCCTGCAGCAGATCCAGATCAACAGCAGACTGCCTCATCAGCACGATGTAATGGCCGTAGCCCAGTACGGGCTGGAAGTTGGTCTGGGTGGGCATGGCGCGGGGCGGAAGTGCTACCCGGAGTTTTCCCGTCCCTCGATCGCAAGCACCGCGCCAGCGCGACAGCCGCCAAAATCACTTGCAACATCAGCAGGCACACGGAGGTTTACGACCACCTCTCCATCCTCTGACCCGAACTCCCGAACCTCTCCAGAGGCGCTGGCGCAAGCGATCAGAAAGCCGGTCCAATGGTCGGCATCGTGCCTGGTGGGCGCCAGGATGACGGCATCTTTCGCGGCAAGGCAGAGCCTGGAGGGGGCCTTCACACCTTCGCCCTGATCCATCAGCGGCGCGAACCATGGCCCATCCAGCCAAAAGCCCTCAAAAAGATCCCGATCAATCAGCGCCAGCAGCGCCGCCCCCGCCTCACTCGGCGGCCGTGGCTCCTCTCCAGCCTGCCCCCACTGGTAGAAATCGGCAAGCCTCAAGGGCTCGCGGTCTGGCTCGCCTCCAGCGGCAGCCAGGGCGATGCGGTTGGCCTGCGCCTGGAGCAGGGCGACCCTTGCTATAGCTCGCTCTTCGTGGTGAAGCCGGAGCCTTTCGGCCTCATGACCCTCCTTGACCGCTTGGAGGACGTAGGCGCCGGGGAGGCGTCCGAAGGTTTCGCGGCTGAATTCATGTCGTCCGGGCCAGAGGCGGGCGCAATCCCAGTAGAGCTGTCGCCAGTTGGGGCGGTCGCAATCGAGCGATTCGCCTCGGCCAACTTTCCCAGGGCGTCATCCAGCTCCCGCATCGACGCCTCAGGATCCTGTTGCCCCTGCTGAGCACGCTCCTCCTCCTGCTCAAAGGCATAGATCGCGCTGATCAATGGTTGGGGGAGTTTTCGTGTCTGCTCATCCACCCACTCTGGCTTGATTCGCCGCAAGACAACCGTGCAAGATCGAATGATGACGCGATTCACCATGGTCAAGGCTTGCTCAAGATATGAGCCGATGATTTCACTGTGTTCAATGCGAAGACTATCCTCCTCCTTTGATAGCTCAACTCTTGCACCAAGGTCACGCGCATGAAGCATGGTGAGCAGTGCAAACGCTTGGCGATGTTCAATGCTGCCACTGGCACGACTGAGCTTTACGGAAGTCTCCGCAGTGAGTCGGTATAAGGCGTTTTTGGGGTCAACAGCTTGGATCTGATCAAGCTCGTCAACGATCAGACAGCCAAACCGTGGGATTTCAAACGTCCCCCCATTCCATTCGATCACATGAACCCGCTGCTCAGGCAGTTTCGGTTGCTGCTGCCAGGGGATCAGGTCTAACGCTGTCTTTTCCATGCGCTGATGAATGCTGCCTTATAGACTTCCTTGTAATTATAGGACTCAATGCCAGGAACAAGGATCTTGCCAAGCACCGCATCTGTCCACGGCTTTGCCGGCAGGTTGACCGTTCGCGTCTTGTCGCCCCATGGGTGGATGTTCGCGCCATAGTGCACGGCTGTGGCATAGCCCACGGCCCAACGGAAGGTGCCCATAGTGCCGCTGATGTTGAAGTAGTTGGAATCCCTCAGGGTGCCCAGATCCACGATGTTGCGAGGCGATCCGACCACCTTTCCCGGCGTGCGCGTGCCATCGCGGCGATAGGTCGCCCCCCGGACGGTCTCACGCGGCCATTGCCAGACAGGCGAGCCGATCGCGTCCTGAAACGCGCTGTTCAGCTCAGGGAAGACAATCCGCGCCGCTGCCTCCGCCGCCCGCTGGCTTTTGCCGGCAACATCGATCTTGACTTGCACGCTAATGCGGCTCTTCAGCCTCACCTGCCTGCCGCGAACGTGCCAGTGAATTCATCACCAGCCAGGGCACGCACCAGCCCATCAATGCCTCCTTCGGTGGAGAGCGTGGCGATCGTGATATGGCCAATCTCAGCCTGCCCCACAGCCGGCAAGGCGGAAAGGTTCCCGATGAAGGCCTGAAGCTGTTCACCTCGCGGCAGACCGTCAGGCCTGAGCCCGGTTTCGTCCCATGTCCAGGAGGCCCCAGAATCAAGCCAGGAGGCCCCGGATGGGAGCACAGCCCAGCGGGTCAGGTTGCCAGAGATGGAGCTTCCTGAGACCGCCTGAGCACCGATGGCCTGCTCACCACTGCCTCCCAGCTCGTCCAGGAAGGCCTCGATCACCACCTGATCCACTGTGGCGCGGGTGCCATCGCGGAGGCTGGTGAGCGCTGCGGTGGGGCGTTCCCAGACCATGCGGATCGAGGCGAAGGGTGCAAAAGGTGTCGCCATTAGAAACCGCCAACCCTACGGAATTTGCGTGTTTGCTTGGGTGAATAGCCAGCGGGGAGCGGCGACTTTTTGAACCGCTGATTAGCCCGCTTCATTTCCCACTTTTCCTTCGCCTTCCGCCCTGCCGCAACGCTCGTGCCGCCAGATCCCTTTGGTGTGCGCTTTGGAGCCGCTTTTGTGGGTGCAGCCTTCTTGGCCATTGGCTCCACTGGCTTAGGGGTTGCCTTGGCCGCTTTTTTGGGGGCTGTCTTTTTGCCGCTAGCAGCGAACTTCTGCGCTAACTTTTTGCCACGTTCTTTTGTTGTAGCGGTATAAGCCTCTGTCGGCGATTTACCCTTGGCGCGAGAAGTTTCGTAAGACTTGACGAATTCTTTGGTGGCATCAGCCTTGGCCTTTTTCGCGGCGCTACCCCGGAGCACGCCGCGCATGGCTGGCCCTTGGCGCTTGGAGCTTTCCATTGCGCTGGACAACTTGCCCTTGGCGCGGGTGACGGCGCCAGCCTGTTGACGGCTGGCGCCAGGCACGTTCTTGGCTTTCGAGCGCTTGAGGCTGCTGCGTGCGGCCAAGGTGCCGCCCTTCATCGCGCCGGACTTGCCGCCGCCCGAGGCGAAGCGCCCGTTGCTGTCGCGCGTGTAGGAGCGTTTGCCGCCGCCTTTGGCCATGGTGAGTTGTGCTACTGGCTGAGTTTTCCCGTCAGCCCCTGATCAGCACGCCGCCGCCCATGCCGCCCGCGCCAGACACCCGGAGGTTCAGTGCCGTGGTGATCCGCTGTTTGAGCACACTGATCCGCTCCTCTCGCTGGCCTTGTGCCGTTGCGCGGGGGCTGGAGCCAAATTCGTATTTCACCTTGTCCAGGCTCGTATCCCATTGCAGCGTCTTGGCCTGGCTCAGCTTGTCGTCACGGGTGAGCGTTTTGCCCGGGGCGAGACCCTCGTAGCTGGTGGCATTGCCGAGGTGCGCAGTGCCAGAGTCCACCTCATCCGCCCCGGTTTGCTCCAGGGTGAGGATTTCATCCAGCCACGCTTGAACCTGCGCCACGCTGGGGGGATCCACGGAGGCGACGGAGTTCATCTGCGTGGACAGATGCACCATGGCCTCGTCACTGGCTGGCAGGTCGAGATAGACGCGCAGCAGGGAGCGATCCTGCACCGTGCGCGTGTTGTTCGGCCCCCACAGGGCATTCAGGTTGGGGAGTGCCATATCAAGACGCAGAGCGGAGGCAGCCCAGCCAGTGTCGCTGAACAGGTTCAAGGCAGCCGCTCACCTGTCTTGCGGCGCGTGCAGCCGCATCGTCGGTCTCGCTCTGCTCCCAGAGCATCCTGAGGGCTTGCAGTGCTGCGGGCTTGGAGCGCTGCTCAGTCGCGACGGTCAGTGCCAGTGCCAGGCGCAGGGTTGGGGGGAGGGCCATACACGTCAGATGCTGCCTCAGTTTTCCCGGCCAGTGGATCGCGTGCATTCGGGGGATCGTGACAGTTTGTGAAGGGGAGGGGTGCAGGGGTGGTAGATCGTCGTTACAGTGTGGGCATGGGGAGGCGATCACGCCTCTCACGGGGTTCAACCCCTGGCCCGCCCAGAGCCTGCCAAGTTGTCGGCAATCTGGGCACACAATTCCACCGCGTCAACAACAGCGACTCGCACAATCAACGGCCGCCAGCTTTACGCCATCTCCATTATCAACGGTTGCGGCAAGCTCCTTTGGGGCCTGGAAACATGGCACACAAACGAAAGCGACGCCCTGGACTATGGCCATCGAATGGCGGCCTATCACCATGCAGATGAACCGGCTGGATCTATCCGCGTTTCCGCCAAACTCGCCTGACCCACTCCACCTTACCAAGCACCATCAACCCACTCGCACAGCACGCCAATGTTTCTTCAATCTTCATTGCCCACCAGCGAAGGCATTGCCGCGTGGGCGGCTGCAGCCGGTGAGGCCGGCGCGATTATGCCAGGACGCGTCGCGGAAGTTCTTTCCCGTAACTGGGAAGAACATGGCATAAAGTTAGTCGATGACGTCGATGATTTGTTCGACGCATTTGACATTCTTGAGGCTGTGGCCGCTGCCGCCCGCTCTATCTACCGGAACAACGAAGGTCGATTCATGCCCCGAGGCATGGAGGTCGGGATTCGCCCAGACGGGACGGTCAGCCTCGTTTGGCAGTCCGATAGCCACACGACAACACTTTTTATTGGAAGTGGTGGCTGGTCTACAGCGGACCTGCCAACCCACGGCGCGGTTCACTGGGAGCCGGACATGAGCACTTCAATGCTCATTATTGAGGGCGAAGAGCTTGAGGAGTCTCCCCGTGTCTTGGCAGCTGTGACTGCCAGCCCAACCCTGCAAGCCCAGGGCTGGCAATAACCCTTGCCTTGCTCCACTCCACCCCCTCACCAAGCCTCGCAAACCCTTCACCCCAACCCCCATGGCCAAGCTTGAATTTTTGTCCGCTACAGACTTTGAAACGGGCGAACCAATTTTCTTGAGCGTTTCATCAATAACGTCTATCCATCAGCAGCCAGCAAGCCACGAACGCCCGCGTCGTACCGTGATTCTATTAGGGCAGTCTCGTTACCTGGTCAGGGAAGAGGCTCGCGCCCTTGCCCTGGCAAGCGGTCGCGGGTTCTTGGGGCCTGAAGACTGAACCCGCCCTACCCCGCCAAACCTCACAAACCCACTTGCACAGCACACCATGAGCTACTACGAAAATCAACAGGCTACGTCCGTTTATAGAAACTGCGAAAGAATCTCCCTCAAAGACGCCACCCCAAATTGGCAACAACAGCATCCTCTCGCAGGATATGCAGAATTCATCTTCCAACCTGGCGGGTGGGTTGGCGGACATGGAAACCTCAACGAGCCTTGTAGATGGCAAGAGCCTTATTGGCTTGTTGTGCCGTATCAAAGCTTGGTCAGGCAAAAGCCAGTGTTCGGCCTCAAAGCTGAGCCTGGTGGCAGCGTCTTTGCCCCTGGCGAAGGGTTTCTCCTGGCAGGTCCCAGCAATCAGTGAGCACCCCCGCCAAGCCTCACAAACCTTTCACACCAATCCCCATGACCGCAACACCCAAAAAAGAAATCAAAGCCCACATCACCATCTCCAGGCCGCAATGCGGTGACGGACGGGAGTGCATCACCATGAAAATAACAGATGCAACTTCAAGAATCGTCCTCGCCGACCTTGAGCTGACTTTTGCGCAATTCGCAGAAGCCATAACAGGAGCGCTCGTGAGCGATGTAAGCGGCGTCACCTGCGCGGCCGATGATCGCATTGGCAAGAAGAAAACTTTCACCCCAAAAAAGATCGTTGCTCCCCCAGACTTGCCATACGGCAAAGAAAAGGAGTGGCTAGAGGAGAACTATCCAGAAAAGCCCCAGCCAATCTATTTCAGCAACTCACAAGGATCAGTGCGCAGATGCACAGATGGCATAGTCATTAGATACAGCACAATCACTTGGGAATGACCATGAGCTTCAAGCACCTCAAGGCCGGCGACCAAGTTTACGTGGTCCCGCAAAGAATGGGAACGCTTGAACCTTGCTTTGTCGAAATAAAAAAAGTTGGCAGAAAGTATGGCTACATCTTGAAGTATGCGCGGCAAGAACCATTTGACCTGCTCACAGGTCAAAGCGTGCATAACGACAACTCAAGCGCCCGCATGAATGGCTGGGGCTTTGATGTCTGGCCCTCCAAAGAAGCGCATGATGCACATGTCGCCGAACTGGAAGAGCGAAAGCGGCTGTCTGCACGCATTGCGTCTTTAAGTAAGAACCAGTACAAGTCAAAGCTCGACCACGCCTCCCCCGAGCTTGTGGCCGATCTCCATGCGGTCCTAGATCGCCATGGCATCTAGCTACAACAAAACAGCCCGCCCACGCAAAGCGGGCAAGCTGCCCCCTGTAGTGCGCCTCAGGTGCGACACATGCCCACGGAACCACCTGGGCAAGCACGGTGGCATCTGCCCGCGATGCTGGGAGAAGGCAACAGAAGAGGGGAGAAAGGCGCGTCGGGATAGAGTAGCTAAATCCAGGCACAACAAAAAACAGCAATCCCAAAACAAGCCATGAAAACAACGCCCAAGGAATCGCCGGAAGTGATTGAAGCACGGCAAAGAGTTGAAGGTTTCAGGTCTCAAATTGAATCAGCAAGGGAAGAATTAGAACGGCTTCGCGATGCCCACTGCCAAGCACAAAAAGAGCTTTCAGAGGCGCTCCTTAAGGCCGATGAGCATTTGCCGCAGGCAACGCTTTGCGAAACCGGCTGGTCTGGCGGCGGGAGTGTTGGGCAGGTTGTCATTTTGCGCCAAACACCAACAGGCCAACTTGTTTGCCGTCCTGTGGGATCCACCGTTAAAGCAGAGATTCGGTTTAAGATTTCCCCGTATGCGTATGAAGACAGGTTTTGCAGCACCGAAAAACGAAGCTATAGAGGTAGTCACAGATACCTTACTAAGGTACCAGAAGAATATATCAAAGCCGCAAGGAAGCAAAACACCTAACCATTTTCCTGGCCTCACGAAAATGGTCTCACCCCACCGGCTGCGGCGCTTCCTTGATGTCTGGGTAGCGCCGCTTTTCACTGGTTGAGGGCTTGAGCACGGCATCCTCCAGCACCTTGGAGGCCCGCTCAAAGGGCCACTTCTTGGATTCGGCGAATTGATCTGTTATATTCTTCCTGGCATTTTCCCAGTAATCATCGCGCAACAAAACAGCGCGTAACTTTGGATCTGATTCTTCTACGGCATCAGTAGAGACCGGGGAGATGCTGCATCTACAGCGAGGGTGCAAGGTGCCCACCATCTGATCCAGGCGATAGATCCGGCCATGGCGTGAGGCGCACACGGGACATGTCCGCTCATCCTTCGTCGCGATCCACCGGCCATAGGCGAACCCATTCCGCGCCGCTGAGGCCTTCTGCGCGTCTACATAGGCATTCGCGACCTCAGACCGTGCGATCAGCTCCGCCCGTTGCTTGAGCCCCATGATGTTGTTCAACCCCTGCGGATCCTTGGCGCCCAGCAGAGCGGTCCTGATCTGCTGCTCCAGCTTGCGAGGCCCGACACCCTGGCCGATGCCATCGGTGACGATGCGGGTCACATTGTCCCTGAAGCTCTCCACCTCCCCCCGGATGTAGGCGGTTGCGGTGGCGGCGGCAGCTTTGATCGCCTCCTTGGATGCCCCCACGAACACGCCCCTGGGGTCAGGCAGGGATGGATCCGCCTCCCGTGCCAACTGCTGGCCAAGGTCGCCCCCCAGGGTCACAGCCTCCTCGAAGGAGGTTCTCAGCGCCCGCTCAATGGCCCGGAGCTGCGAATCTGGCAGGAAGCCCTGGGAGAGCTTGATCAGCTCGGCGAACTTGGCAGAGCCGTCTTGGATCGAGTAGGAGCCAGGGCGGCGGGTGACGCCATCGGCGCTCTGTTGGTTGGGGAGAGAGGGGTCAACGTATTGGCCGTAGTAGCGCCTGAGGTTCCTGAGCAGAGCCGTGAGCGACCGCTGCAGCGCTGCGGTGGTGTTGACCACGGCGCGGGCTTCGATCGCTTTGAGGGCGCCTGCGTAGTCGTCGGCGAGCTGGAGTTCGGAGGGCATGGGTTGGCCGCGGCAAAACCTGTTTTCCCGTCACCGACCAAACATCTTCTTGACCTTGCCAATGCGACGAGCGATCGGAGCTAAAATGCGATCTTTTAGCGTTTTCTTGCCAGCCCGCTCGTTAGCCCGCTTGGCCAAAAGCCTTTCAGTTGTGCGCTTGTAACTCGCCTGTGCGGATTGACGCTTGCTTTTCGCCAACGGCGAAGACTTTGGACTGAATCCTCTAGGGCTGTCAACTGTGCCCTTGGGTTTTGATAGTTGCTTGGAGGCTGGAGCTTTACTGGCCTTAGATACACCTGTCTTGGCTTGAGCAAGTTTCCTTCGGTCGGCAACTAGTTTAGCCGTAACCTCGCCGCGCTTTCCCTTGGCACTTGCTTGTATAAATTGACGCTTGCTTTTCGCCAACGGCGAAGACTTTGGACTGAATCCTCTAGGGCTGTCAACTGTGCCCTTGGGTTTTGATAGTTGCTTGGAGGCTGGAGCTTTGGCGCTTCTCCCGCCGGAAGACGAGGCGAAGCGCCCGTTACCGTCCCTTGTGTAGGTGCGTTTGCCGCCTTTGGCCATGAGAAGTTTTTGCTACTGACTGAGTTTTCCCGTCACACCAACGGCAGGCCCTGCGCATCGGTGTCGTCTTGCTGGTCCGGGTCCGTTTCATCTGGCAGCGGCGGGTTCAGCAACGCCTCCCGCTTGGCATCCTCCTCGGCCAGCGCCTTGGCCTCATCCTCAGCCGACACACCAGGCCGCAACATGCCCCGCTTGGCCGCCAGGTGGGTCACGGTCTCACGCATCAGCAGGCCCTTGTCAAACAGCGTGCTCGCAAGCTGCAGCAGTGGATCGTCCACCGGCCTGTCCGTCAGCCCCTGGAGCATGTCCAGCCCCGCGCCAGCCTCAACCACCTCCCCGGTGAACTGCCCCCACAGCCTGAAGAGCGTCTCAAACGCGGATGACATGCTTTCAGCAGAGGACGTGATCGTCGCCTGAAGCTGAGCGCTATCCAGTAGTGCTTCCGTGGCCGTGCGGCCGCCAGAGCCCTCGCCCATAAAGGCCAGGGTCGATTTGTCGATCAGCTTTTCGATGCCCTCCATGTGCTTCAGATGCTGCTCAAGGCTGCTACCGCTTGGCTCAGCAAACCCTATCGCTGAATTTTCGGCAATCAAATGCACCCAACTATTTGGCCCCAAAACCAACGGCATATCCCTTGGCCGGCCAGCATCACGAATCCAAGTCACTGGCAACGCGCATTTATTCAGCAGCTCCTTAAGTGAGCTGTACGATCTAAACCAATCAAGCGACAAATTAGCAAGGCTCAGCATAGGAATATCACCCTCTCCGAAGCTGTCACCCGTGGGGCTGTACCAGCAGACGGGGGGATAATCCAAGGGTTGATTGCCAGAACCAAGGAATTGGCCAGAATCCACCTCCGCAACACTAAAGCCGTCCTTCCCCCCTGTGCCCCGGATCTCCAGCAACTGCCATTCCCCGCCCTCCATCACCCTGTAGCGAGGTTCGAGCTTGACGCCATATTTCCCACTCTTGACCCGATGCCACTCCAGAATGGTCACCCGAACCGGAACCATCCGGCCGCCAATCTCCTCCTCCTCCCAGTTCAACACATTCCTGCGCTCTGCCATCGTCAGCACGGGACGCCTGCCTGCAGCCCTCTCATCGGAGCGAGATGAAGGCTTGCCGCCTGGCATATCTGCCATCAACACGCAACCGCCGTGCCTGAATCCCAGGCAGTTGGCCATCATGCCCCATTTTTTTAAGCTATTCCCTTTGCCGTCGATATTCTGCGCTGCGCTTACCAGGCTTTCGGGAGCCTTTCGCAGCTCGTAGCGGCTGAGAATTCCAGAAAACGCAATGATGCCATCGCGGTAGAAACTAGGGTAGCTAGATCTCCGCACGCGGTTTTTGTAGGCCGCGACAGGCTCGCCAGGCTCCTTGGGAAGATGCTCCTTTTTTGCTTCTCCTTTCAGCTGCTCCCAGCAGTCATCAACAAGGTCTAGGTCGCTGAGGTTTTCGGCCAGTGTTGGGTGAACGAATGAAGGCAGTTCGCCGTTATCGGTCGGGTGGTTGATCTTCTGAATCGCCTTCACCTGCACTGCCTATATCTGCTGCTGGAGTTTTCCCGCCTTGCTCGGGAGCATCAAAAAAGCCCAGTTGCTTCGCCGCGTCGAGGATCTGCTTTGAGCTGGTGACGCGGGGCTGCTGTGGCGCGGCAACCGGGAGCCCCATGAGGATCCGCCGCACGCGCCGCACAAACTGACCATGGGGCATGGAGGCGAGCTGTGGCCCGCGCTTCGCCTGCCACCCCTTGATCAGCATCTGCTGATCCGGCCAGCTCATCGCCGCAAAGGCCTGATCCACGATGGCCAGGGCTTCCGCCAACTCATGGTGCTCCTCAGCCTCGTCGAGGGGGTCTGGAGCGCACCGCCAGCGCCTGTCGCGGTGGACGTCGCCAATCTCAGGGTCAAACAGAGCGGTCGTGCGCTGCGCCTGCAAGATCTCCTCAACCTCCTGCGCCGGCAATCCAACCTGAGCGCTGATGGCATCAAGGCTCGCGCCCTCTGACGCCAGCCTCCGCACGCGGGGGGCAACATCGCGCCAGGCATCAGGGAACCGGACTCCCGAGGTGTGCCCCTTGTCCCTCAGGTAGTGCAGCATTGCCCCACGGATGAAGGGCACCACGCAGGTCGAGAGGCGGTAGGGGCGGCCGTTGGCCGGGTTGGTCTTGGCCGGGTCATACAGGCGGCAACCCTTCAGCAGGCCAAACAGAGCAACCGCCTGGAGGGATTCCAGATCCATGCGAGTCGCCTTGGCCATGCGAACAGCCATGTCTTGCGCAAGACCTTGATTGTCGATTGCAAGCTGCTCAGACTGCTCCGTTGGCGGTGGGAAGCTTCCCAGCTTGGCTTCGCCCTGCTGTGCTTCAGGCCTAGCCTTGAGGCTTCTTGCTCCCTTAACGCGCCTTGTGGCCGCTGTCATAATTTGGCCAATTTATCTAGCTTATGATAGTCCCTGAATAGCTCTGTCCGGCAAGGTGTCGCGGGTCTGGGGTGGCTTGGGTGGTGCCGTAGCCGTAGGAGACGGTGCTGAAACTCATGGGGCCAGAGCTGGTCAGGTAGATCAGGAGCTGACTCGTTTGATCAACGATGTCATCATGGGTATCGGCGGGGAATTTGACGTGTTGCTGCACCACGGTGTTTGTCCACGGCGCAGAGCGGGGGAAGAAAACACGGCCATTGTTGAATTCAACGCTTGCAGCATTCGCCCTGGATTCTTTGCCGCCCATATCACCAACACCAGCGGCGATCACTGAATAACCCTGTGCACCAGTTACCAGCGTCTTGATAACTGCTGCCCCATTTGCTTTTTTCTCAATCAACAGCTCACCGAAACTATGGCGAACAAACATCGACTTTATCATTTTTACCGTAGCAGGAAAGTCTAGCCTTTCGTTTACAAGATCAAGCAACCATGCCCCTTGGTGATTCTGCCCCCATAGGCCCATGGCCACCATGTCACTACCTGCCGTGTCGTCAAACGTGCAGTCGACTGACAGGATCTTCCTGATGAAGCGATCAGGAAGCGCATGGTCTCCCTCTCGGCCGGGCCACTGCGGGCAGCCATAGAACAGCATCCGATCCAGAAAGAAGACCGTGCCCTTGCCGCTGCTTGGCCGCTGCTGGAAGACGCTTTCCCAATCGCGTTCTGGAGTGTTTGCCTTTTTCCGTTTGATCCATCGCTTATCAAAGCGGCCCGGATCCAACGCTTCGCCCGGCTGCCTTGAATCCCGTTCGCGGGTGACCGTGGCTGGCAGGGGTTTGATGTCGTTTGCAGCAACCGCCTCGATTGGGAGGCTGATCACATGCCAGCGCTCGCAGTCATCCTCCATCCCCTCCTTTTCCAGCTCCAAGTTTTTGCCGAGGAGGTAGCCGATCAGATCCGCCTCATGCCAGCGGGTGTGCACCACGACAACGCTGTTGCCGGGCTCTTCGCGGGTGCTCAGCACGGAATCCCACCAGTTGTGGACCTGCCTGCGGAATGCTGCGCTCTCGGCCTCTTCGCGGCCCTTGATTGGGTCATCAATGAAGAGGAAGTGGCCAGGCTTGCCGGTGCCCTTGCCGATGCCAGCGGTCCAAATGCTTCCGATGCCCTCGGCTGATGACCACTCCTCCTTGCCGGCCTGGGAGCGGCTGAGGATGCCACCGCTGGCCACAAAGTAATCCCGAGCATTTTCACTGAACCCCACCGCAAGATCTTGGGTCTGACAGCAGATACCCCCAGAGCGATCGGGGAAGCGGCGTAGGCAGTAGCCAGGCAGGAAGCGGCTGAAGATCGTGGACTTCCAGTGGCGCGGGGGAAGCTCCACCATCACGCGGGGGAGGCTACCGTCTGCAACCTCCTGCCCAATGGCGATTAATCGCCTGGTGTGCGTGGTGAAAGGGAAGCGTGGATAGCTATCGGCGATGTATTGCTCGAAGGTTTTCGTGTAGGGAACAACTTCCACCACCGCCGCCGCCTCAGCCTCCTCCGCCCTCCTCCGCTCAGTGATCGCCTGTTGTATTGGGTTGCCGCCGAAGTGTGCGGCTGTGGCGTAGCGGAGGATATTTGGGGGCATTATTTGCTATTTTTACGTTATGAGTGCCCGTGGCATCTTCAAACCTTCGCAAAAACAACACCAGCCCCTTGGCCCTGATACTTTCCCCTCCCGTAGGTGGTGTTTGATTGCACCCCTTCGAAGAACAAGGCAGCACAGATGCCCTCGTTGACGTAGATGCGGACATCTGCGCCACTGGAGTTGCTGATCTCTATGGTCAGATGCCCCTCCCAACCTGCCTCGCCAGGCGTTGTGTTGACGATGACTCCCGTTCTTGCGTAAGTGCTTTTACCAATATAAACGACTGTGACATTATCGGGAATCCTTTGATATTCCACGGTAAAGCCTAACGCATAGGTGTGCGCAGGAAGGATGAAGAAAGACCCTTTCCTGTCGCTGTGAAGCGTGGCCGGCCCAAGACAGGTTGGGTTGAAGTCTTTGGGATCAACGACCGTGCCGGGAGTATTGCGAAAGACAAGAAACTCTTTCGGTGAAAGCGTCAGATCATAGCTGTAGTGACCCAGGCCACGGCTAATGATCGGATCCGGGTATCCATCGTTGAGAGAAAAAACGATGTCGCCATCTGCGTCTCTGCGATAGCGCTCCTTTGACGGGTAGAACGGTTCAATCATCCCGTAGCGCTCTACGAGATACCGAATCCTCCAATCGGGAATCAGGCCGCCACTGGGGCGATAAAACAAACGGTTAAGGCGTTGAATGAAGTTCATGGGGTTGCTGGCTGCGTGGTTATTCTAACTCAGGTGTCTTGTTCGCGCCTGTCTAGTTCAGCTTCGATGATTGGCTGAATGCGTTCAAACTCCGCATCCACAACCACAACAGCTTCGTTGTCGCCTGTCACGCGAGCAACAACGAAGAAGGGGTCGAAAGGAACATAAAGCCCGTACTCTTGACCATCGTGCAGAAAGGGGATAAGCAACTCAAATAGATCGGTCTCTCCTGTCGTGTCATCTTCAATCTCAATGTCTTCAACGTCTTCTTCTTCTTCAACAGGGAGAGGTTCGCCCGCCACCGTCAAGGTCACAGCAGAGCGCACAAGGGTTAGATCGTGCTCTGCCAAACAGATATCAGCGGCAGCAAGAATAGCATTATCAATGCCTTCCAAGTCTTCAATCAATTCATCATCCCCGTCGCCTTCGCCAATCCGCACCAAAACAACTGGTGTATCATTTGGCGTCAAAAGCACATAATCCACCCCATCAATAGGAATGGCGTGCTCTAAGGCGCATTCAATCTTACGCCCTTTGTCATCTGTGACGGTGAAAGGTTTCATGGTTTTGTTTGCGAAGGGGTTTCAATAGGTGACAGGTCTTTTCAGCCTGGGCTTCTGTCGCTGTGCCCTGGCCCTGCGGTCGGCGCGGGCGGCGGCTAGGTGTTGCTTGGGGGATTGGTTGGGGGGCTGGGCTTTGAGCTGCTCTGCGGAAGCCCATGCTTGCGCGTGAACACCATCCCCCGCTGAGCCACGTAGACATACCGCGTTGATGGCTTTATTTATACAGATCTTGGCAAACTCTTCCCCCGCAAAAATCAACCTGTCAGCCGCTGGTGTCGTCATGTGCCCTCCTGGGTGGTGTTGGTGGTGTCGCGATAGATGATGCGCCCTTGATGGCGCTGAACCTCTTCCAGGCCCGCCCAGAAGGGGGCCTCGCTGTCTTCGGGGAGGATTAAGGCTTCCTTACCCCTTGGGCTGGCGCGGGTGTCCAGGATCTGGATCAGGCCCCAGCCGGGGATCTTCTCCGTGGGGGTCACGGCGCCAGCCTCGCCTTGTAACGGCGATGCTGCTGATACCACCCCGCGATCTGAGGCGCCCACTCCTCAAAGTGCGGCCACATCAGGTCGCACATGGCGCGGATCTCAAGCTGTGCATCGAGCTTGGACCGCAAGTCGAGGAAGTGCATCAGCGCTCGCATGGTGAAGCTGACCACGAAGTGTTGCCGGTAGTCGAAGGGCAGGATCCCCCTGGCGTGCTCTTCCGCGAAGCCTTGGGCGATCAGATCGCGATACCGTTGCGCCGCTGCAAGGCAAAGCTCTAGATCAATGGCTCTATGTGCTTGTGTGTATTTATAAACATGGCCATTGCGGTCACGGTATAAATCAAGCTTTCGCAGATAGAAAACCTCCTCAAGGTCTAATTCGTCATTGGCAGCCTTGCAGATGCGGTCTCCTGTATAGCGCATGGATTGCACGTCAAAGCTGATGCCTACCCGGTGAGTGCGGGCTTGTTGCATTACGGAATGGGGAAACCAGCCCACATTTAGCACGATTTGTGTGTTTTCCAGGGGGCCGTAATGAGCCCTATCTCCAGCCAATAAGCGCTTTACGCATATTTCACCGGCTCGTGTTTCGTCAGGCCAGACAGCACGGTCATCAGCCACAAAACCTTCGCTGTAGTCAGTGTGCATCGCGGCATAGGCGCACTGCTGAGGGTTGGGAGTGGCCGCGATCAGCGCAACACGGAAGCGGTCGTCCAAGGGGTGGGTCATTCCGCCACCTCCTCAACCTTTGCCGCTTGAATCACTTCGGCTGGATTGTGCACTGGCAGCGGCAGGTCAATGTCAACCATGCAAACCCTTGTGTCATCTTCCTCTGAAGGAGAGAACACGAAAAGCTCTTCCACCATGTCTTTGTCTCTGTATAGCTTTTCGCCATGAAATGGCGCGAAGTTTGAGACGAGTGGGCGGCCAAGCACAGCCCAGTTGCCCGATGGAGTGACATAGGCTGCGGCCCTGACTCGCTTGGTCTTGCTTTCAGGGGGGAGAACCGGCTTGCACTCCTCATCACACTTCTCAACACCTTTGGCAAACCCATAAATAGCGTCGAGGCACTGAGCACCATCCATATCAGGGCCAAGCATCGCTGCTAGCCAGAGCGCGGTGTCTCTGATAATTCGGTTTGCGGGATCCTTGAATTGTTGTTTAGGTTCAGACATTTAAGCCTCGGGATTGGGTTGAGAAGCACAGTGTTCACAGTAAGCAATCATGCCAGGAATGCTCAACCGGAACCCTTCCAGTATAGCCCCACGCCACACAACTCTTGCGTGAAAGAGCAGGCCATCTTCAACAAGCTGAAGAGCTGTGGCAGATCTGGGCTGGATCAGGTTTGGGCACTTGTGGTGCGCAGAGTCAACCTCTGCCGCAAATGCACGCTCCAATAGAGCGATCTTTAATTTACTGAGTTTCATGGTTTGATTAGGTACTCACATTCAAATGCAATGATTAGCGGCGGCTCGATCCACTGCTGACGCGATGGATCAGGATGTGGCGGCGCGGTGCGCCTCAGGCAAGTTTCGCAGCCTTCGCGCCAGTCAATCACGCCATCTTCTTCGTAGCCATCGCCACGGCAGCGCGGTTTGTCGTAGGGGAGGGATGGGGTGGTCA